ATTCTGGCGGCGCTAGGAGATGCAAACGTTGATTCTCTGGTAGCATCAATGAAAGCAAAACGATTCAATGATGTGAAGAAGTGGGTCACTCAGAATCTCGATTCCGATCCTGCATCTATCATGCGAAAACTGTATGATAGTCTGTCTAATGTAATGACTGGACCTAGTGTTGCTGCAGCAGTTTTAATTATTGCTGAGTATCAATACAAGTCTGCATTTGTTGTAGACCAAGAGATCAATCTTCTCGCTTGTCTTACACAATTGATGTTAGAATGTGAATTCAAATGATCACCCATCTGGTCAATCCAAAGACTAAATTGTATGAAGACCTTAAGAGTTTAATTTTAGGTCCCGATTTTCCATGGCATTGGCATGAGAAAGCATACAATGATGATGAGGTTACTGAAGAAACATGTAACTTTGGTTTCCTATCACACGTTATTTTGGAAAGACCTGGTCATACATATCTAACACCAAAGATTAATTCTGAATATTTTGAAGCAGCACATGATCTGTTTGTTCAGATCTGTGAGGCAAACGATATTAAACCTCATGTTCTATACAGAATTAATGCTAACTTTACAGCGCAGTTTGATTGTTTAACAATCAATCAATATGGTCCTGATCACACAGATCACGACTTCCCGCATAAAAATATGCTAGTATATCTGACACCTACACGTTCAGGTCTTACTAAAGTTGGTGATGATAACTACTCTGGATCGGAGGATGAGATCATCATGTTTGAAGGAATACATGCACACATGTGTCCTATGTCGTCAAGACGAATCGTACTTGTCTACACTTTTTTGTAATGAAACACCAAATTAAATCACAATGGTATTACTGGTTCTGGGGTGCTGCTACCGTTGCAGTAGTCTCGGGACAAATCTATATCGGATCTGGATACCATTCAATGTCAGAATCAATTAAATCAGTAGTGGAGCAATTAAAATGATGGAAGTAAAACTTATCAGAATGGTTACAGGTGAAGAACTAGTTGCCGAAGTCCTTGACTGGCGTGATGGTTTTGTTACTATCAAGAATGCATTAGTTGTTATCCCTCAACAAAATCAAGTTGGGTTTGCTCAATGGGCATCTGTTATTGATCCAGAAAATCCTGAGATCACACTTGATATGAAGCATGTCATTTATTGTACTGAATGTGCTCCCGATGTAGTCAAACAGTATGGTAAGATATTCGGTAGTAACCTCATTACCACTCCTGAAGAAAAGAAACTGATTCTATGACCTCTTTGAAAACTCCTCTTCGTTATCCTGGCGGCAAGTCTCGTGCCACAAAAAAGATGGCAGAGTTCTTTCCTTTGTTCACTTACTATAAAGAATTCCGTGAACCCTTTCTTGGTGGTGGTTCTGTAGCATTGTACGTTACTCAGATGTATCCTCATCTGGATATCTGGGTCAATGACCTGTATGAACCTCTCTATACATTTTGGAAACAACTGCAACTGAATAGTAATGAAATTCGGAATCAACTTGTTCAACTTAAGCAGAGACACCCTGACCCATCTTCGGCAAAAGTTCTCTTCCTTGAATCTAAAGAGTATCTCGCTAACGAACCCAGAAAATGTGACCTTACGGCTCGTGCTGTCGCTTTCTATATTGTCAACAAGTGCTCTTTTTCTGGTCTCACTGAGTCCTCCTCGTTCAGCAAACAGGCGTCAGACTCAAACTTTAGTATGCGAGGAATCGAGAAACTTCCCTACTATGGACAACTCATCAAGAACTGGCAGATTACTAACCTGTCGTACGAGCAACTACTAACTGATGAGAAAGATGTTTTTGTATATCTAGATCCACCATACGATATCAAAACAAATCTGTATGGTAAACGTGGCAATATGCATCGAGGATTTGACCACGATAAATTCTTCTTTAATTGTGATAAAGCGGAATGTGATCAGATGGTCTCTTACAACTCTTCAAACTTAATCAAAGAAAGATTTATTGATTGGAAACCGTATGAGTATGATCATACTTACACGATGCGGTCAGTCGGTGAATACATGAAAGATCAACAAAAACGTAAAGAACTCCTCCTTCTAAACTATGTCATATGATGAAAGGTATCCTCTTAAGGATTATCTAAACTCTATCAATCTTACCAAGAAGTATTTGATGGATGAAGATCCTGGTTGGAAAAAGAACTATCCTGCCTTTGTGATCAATAAATGTATGTCGCATCATATGGACACAATTATGTTTGCCAATGAGATGAATCAATATTCTCACATTGACAATCAAATGCAATACGATTTCTTTATAAATACGGTGAGACCCCGTAAGAGATTTTCTCCTTGGGGTAAGAAACAAAAGGTGAAAGATCTTGACCTTGTGAAAAAATACTATGGTTATAGTAATGATAAAGCACTTCAAGCCTTAGAGATCTTAACTCCAACTCAACTAGATTACATTAAGGATAAACTGAATAAAGGAGGTAAGACTCGATGAATGAAATTAAAGAAGTCCAATGGACTAAAAATGATATGGTTGAAGTGAACCTAAAGGAACCAGATGATTTCCTGAAGGTGCGTGAAACTCTTACCCGTATTGGAGTTGCTTCAAGAAAAGAAAAGAAATTATATCAGTCCTGTCACATTCTTCATAAGAAAGGACAATACTATATCGTACACTTCAAAGAATTGTTTGCTCTCGATGGTAAGAAAGCGAACCTGTCTGAGAATGATGTGCAACGTAGAAACAGAATTATTAAACTGTTATCTGACTGGGGATTAGTTGAGATTGTTAATGAATCTACAATCAAAGATGCGGCACCTCTAAGTCAAATCAAAGTAATTGCATATAAAGAAAAGGGTGATTGGACCCTTGAAAGTAAGTACAACATCGGTAAGAAACGTCAAACTTCAGATGTCTAAATAGAGCTGCCACGAATGTATATAAATGCCAGAAGAAGTAAAACAAGAAGAACCTAAAAAGAAAGGTATCTTTGGTAAACTCAAAGAGGCATCTGAAGACAAGGAAGAGCAACTAGCGATTCTGTCTACGTTCGTAAGGTTAGGAATTTTGGTATGGTCTGGTGGCATTCTAACTTTAGCGTATGTAGACCTGCCTAAGGCACTTCAGTTTCCTGAACAAGATCTCGATCCGACATTCATAGCCAGCGTGTTCACTGGGGTTTTAGCTACGTTTGGGGTTCAAACGGCTAAGAAATCTGGTGACGGTACTATGAAAATGCAACAGCAACAACAAGCTGCTGCCGCTGCTGGTGGAATCACCAAAGCAGATTTAGAAAGATTGATCGAGGCTGCAAAATCTAGTGGTCCTACTCAAACAATTAGAGTTGAGCAAGCACCACTCAAGATCACTACAGATGACACTTATAAAATGTAATTACCATGCAAAAAATTATTAACACACTAGCAGTGCTCTCCTTCGTCGGTGTTTCAGGCATCGTCGGTGGTGGAGCATATGTTTATTTCCAAAGAGATGCATTGATCGAAAATGCCAAAGAGCGTGTTGCTAAAGCAGCAGCGGAAGCAATCGCTGGAGCTCTTCCTGGTATGTTAGACAGTGCAGTTCCTTCAGCAATGCCTGAGGCGACAAGTCTACCTGTTCCCGTTAAACTACCAGGACAATGAAACCCCTACACTGGTTTGCAGGTGGGCTCGGTGCCATTCTTGGTATCGGGCACATTGGCATGATTGGAATGATTGCTAATCGCAATACATTTCCAACTATCAATCCACCTGTAGGTGAGTATTCATCTTACACTGCAAAGGTTGGTCGTAATGGATATGAGATCGATTACAAAGGTAACGATCCCAAAACTATGGAGGTTGAGAAGTTCGTCGATAAGAAGAATGGATTCTTCGGTATCGGTGGTAAATCTGTTGTAACCTTCAAAGAAGAGTACACTATGGATGGTCAACGCCATCTAGGAGGGAGCTCTGAGGGAAAGTTAACCGCTGCCAACGTCGCATGTATCAAAGCGGTGGGCGGTGGCGAACAGACTGGTCGTGTCGTAGGCGCTAGTATGGGTGCTGCAGCGGCAGGATATGTTACAGGTATTCCTTTCGTAGGACCTGTTCTAGGCGGTCTGGTTGCTATCTTCGGCGGTGATAAAGGTGCTGAGGTTGGTGGTGAAATTGCTAGTGATTTAAGTGAGGACTGTGAAGATGGAGATACCAAAAATAGCGATACCCCATAGGGAGATCGGCGTTCAGCAGATCCCTAGGGTATACACTCCAGAATGGTTAAAGGAAGCACCTACAGTTATTCCTCCTAGTCCTCCAGTGACTCAGGGTATTGGTGTGCCTATCATCAATATGCCTGGTTGTGTTGAAGCACATGAGAGTAATAAAGAGTCGCTAAAGATCGATGACCCTAAAGGTGTGAAGGTCTATTGTGACTCTGGTGTGCCATCATTCAAACCTATTGATTACGATAAGAATAAACTAAAGTGGGAGCAAGAGAAAGTAGAACCTCCAAAGGTTGCACCACCTGATGCTCCAGAAACAAAAACACCACCAGTTCCAAAAAATACTATACCTGAAATAAAGTGTCCCACAGAAGTGCAGAAACTAGAAGCACCTGTAGGTACACTGACTGATGCAGGTAAGAAAAAGATTGTAGAGTATAGGATAGTTGAGAAGCAGTGTGTTGCAATCAAAGAAGATTTAGAGATAGTAGATCAGATTATTAAAGCAGTTCCTTCAACAGGACAAGTTACAACTACGGTGTCAATCACCATTGTTGCAACTGCTGCAGCAACTGCAACACCTTTCTTACTGAAGATTGTTAAACCGATTGTTAAACAGATAATTAAAAAGATCAAGAAGGCACTAGGAAAAGAACCTCCTAAGTTATCTGCTAACGAGATTCGTGCTAATAAGTATAGAGAAAAGAAAGGGTTGCCTGAACTCAAGCAACCCAAAAAGAAGAAGTAATTATTTTTTAGTATTACCAATAGACATTGGTAGACCTAAGTCTTTTGCATTAGTAGAAGTTTTTCGGGGAATCGCATGTACATGTGGTGCAATGGTATTTTTATTTTGCACTACGATATCTTCACACAGGCGATAATAAGGACTCCAAGATGCGAAGGAGATTCCTTTCTGTGCCATTTCTCCGCACTTGGTTAATCTTGTAAGCTCAAACTCTAATCTACGATTAGCAGTCATTTGACTACGCAATTCATTATGATGTTGTGCTTCCTTACAGAGTTGTTGTTGCTTTCTATCTAACGGCCACGAGATTGTTGCTGAGAATCCTGCGTTCCAATTATAATTGTCTTTTTGCCCTGTTCTGATATCTCGATAGTAGAGGATGTCACCTGGATTGTCAGGAATCCCGTCAGGGATAGGATTACCATCGTCATCAGTAGCACCAGTAAGGTCGAGCATATTATATACAGGATCCCCATAGTGACTCTCATAGGGGAACTGCCAGCTATAACTTCGTGTAACATATGGTGTAACGTTGAGTGTGGGACCTTGGCAACTAATGCCGTCTCCGTATGTGTTAGTGATATAAGGTCCTTGTAAAACCTGAATTGCCTGGTTGGTCACTGAGCCTGAGCTATTCGCCACTGGAGCTGCAGTAGCAGACACACCACCAACGGTCTCGGCATTTACAGGTGCTGCTACAAATAATGCGATTATTGCGTAAAGATACTTGTGGTGTCTGTTACGCTTTGAATTGTCGTTGTTCTCTCGATAATTGTATGGTTCGAGAGACCTGGTGCCATGTAAGATTCTACGAACGAGAAACTTCCGCCAGGAGTGCTTTGACTCCATGTTGGTCTCGTTCCCATATTCAATCCTGTCCATGTCGAAGAAATGCCATTACTATTAGTTGTTGATGCAGGTGCTCTAACACTCTGCTGTTCTGTTCCAGAAGGGGCAATGTTGCCTCCAGAAGGTGTAACTCCATGTCCACTTACACTATATGTATATCCAGTGTTATAGTCCATGGAATTAATCACCTCAACCACTTCAGATGTTGTCTCTGTGTGAGTCGTCATTTGGCCCTGCTGAAAATTTGGGACAACGGGGACTGCTCGGACGGTGGCACCTGTGCTCAGGATTGCCACCACACTCATCGCAGTAAATAACGAGGTCTTTCCAGAAAGGATGTTCACGAGGGTTCTCCTTACTTGATAATAAGCTCACTAGAGAACTGTCCGATTGCACTTGTACCTGCTCCGCCAGCCGTCAATGCCATCGATCCTGTAGAATCGATTGTTCCAGCTAAGTCTCCAGCAGATCCAGCTGCATTACTTGTCATGATGCCGAAGTTCTGAATTTCTCCAGTAGTTGCTGCACTAGTAGGAATGACATCAGCTTGTGTAAACGAAGCAGTGAAAGAGAATGCTTCTCCTGCAGTTTTTTGAGTTGCTGAAATAGCACCAGGAGAATAGATACCAGAAGTGACAGCGCCAGTAGAAATTGTGCCAGCAGTCGTACCGTCCGTAGTGTTCACATTATTACCTGTGATACTATAGGAATTTCCTAATCTTGTAGCTTGCGTTGCTGCTGAATTCACTTGCAGTTGAACGCTAGATGACAATCGATGGGTAATGTCTGCGTTTGCAGGTGTCGCCATCAATAACATAACGAATGGTAAAAATTTCTTCATTTTTCCATCGAGAGGGATCCTACTATATGTATATGCGGTAAACGTTACAAATATGTTCGGGATGTACACCCATGTATTACTGAGTGTGATCATAAATATTTTCGGTTGCCTTCGGGGACCACACATACAAACTCGCTTATAAAAGGAGCATAACAAATGACTGGACTTAGAAAGTTCAC